TTTGACTTCTGCATCAATGAATGTAAATCCAGATGATGCACAAGCTGTGACTGTTAACTTTAGACCAGCAGGAGATGTCAACTTTGACTTTAGCCAAACATAGATAGTAAATATTTATAGAGTGAGCTAGAATAATTGGGTATAAAATATTTTTATGGCAGCGTCACCTAAAAACATGCGATTAATTGATCGTCTTGTTAAAGCTACTGATTTAAGTAAAAAGAAAAGAACAGTTACTTTGTCTACTGGAGAAGTTGTTGAATTATGGTTGTCACCTTTAACAATGGCTGAAAGAGCACAAGCTCAAAAAGAAAGTAATAACGATGATGCTAATGAGTTTGCTTTACGTTTATTAATTAATAAAGCGTATGAAGATGGGGGAAATCAAAAGTGTTTTCAATCAGGAGATATTGATGTTTTAAAAAATGAGCTAAAAGATTCTGATTTACAGAAGTTAATGCTTCTTGTTTTGCAAGATGATGAGGAGCCTATTGACCCAAAAGACTAAGTGCAGAGTTACGAAAAGATAATTTATTAATGCTTCAGTTTGGGGTTGCGAAGGAGTTAGGTAAAACTTTAGGTGAAGTACGTCAGATGACGATGGAAGAAATATTGGGATGGTCAGCGTATTTTCAAGTATTGAATGAAGATCAGGAGAAAGAAATGCAAAAAGCTCGAAGACGTAGGTAAAATGTAATTATTATAAAAATAAAAAAATGGCAACGTATGACGAAATAATAAATTTAAAAGTTAAAGGTGGTCAAGCTTTAATAAATGTTGAAAAAAGTTTAAACAGAATTAAAGCTGTTACTAAAGAACTTACCTCTTTTAGTTATACAGATCTTACAGGAGGAAGTAATCGAGCAGGTAGTGGAACAGCAGGTTCTTTAGGAACAAATGTAGCGGATAAATTTAGAAAAGAAAAAACAGCTTTAAAAAGACAAATAACTCTGTTATCTAATTATGGAGATGCTTTAAGAAAGATAAGAATAGAAGAAAATCGTTTTAACAAAGCAGGAAAATCAAGTTATTTTTCTGAAGCTGCTCAAAAAGCAAGAACTGAAGATTTAAAAAGGCTAACGGGAGATAGTCCTAATCAACAAAACAATCCTTTTCCTAAAACATTACAGGCAGCGACTGAACAAGCTGATATTTTGGGCGGGATGCTTAGAGAAGTTGGTTTAAAAACCAAAAATTCTCAAAAAGATGCTGTTATGTTTGCAAAGGCTTTTGAAGCTGCAAATGAGAACGTAAAAGTATTAAAACAAAATATGAATGAGGTATCTCGTTCAGCTAGAGGTTTAATTCCACAAAAACAAAGAGATGCGGAAGTTGCTAGAAGATCAGCAAGAGTTAGTTCTTTAAGAACAAGAAGACAAAGAGGCACAAGGTTTAGAGAAGATTTAATGCTTGGTGCTGGTTTTCCTCTTTTGTTTGGAGGTGGCCTTGGCGGCGTTGCTGGTGGTGTTGGTGGTGCAGTATTTGAAAGAACAAGAAAAAGACCTACTGGTGGTTTTGGAGCACAAATCTTATTTAGTGCTGTAGGGCAACGACTACAACAATCAGTTGAAGGAATAGCAAAATTAGGTCAAGCCTTAAATCCTTTTACGGCTAATATCGATCAACTAACCAAGTCTTTAGGCTTAGCTGGAACGGCTGAAGGACAAAGAATAAAATTAATAGAAACACTTTCAGGTAAACAAGCAGCGTTAGCAGAAGCTACAAGAGTATTAAGTAGACAGGTAGGTGAAGCAGGAGCAAAAAGCATTAAAGCTTTTGGTGAAAAGTTTCAATCTATTGGTAATTCTGTTAGTAAAATATTTACAAAGTTAGGTAGTATTTTTGCTACATTGTTAAATCCTCTCGTAGGAGTTGTTGATTCTTTACTTCAACTAACGGATACAGTTTTAGGAAGAATTACAAGGTTTTTTAATAATATATTTGATAAAGGAAAAGATGCTGATATAACAATTCCAGTATCACCAACAAATAACCAGCAAATAGATGCTTTATTTGCAGGACAATTTAAAAGTGCATCCGAAGAAAAAAGTTTTCTACGAGATTCAATTAAGTTAGGAAGTGAGCAAGCAGAAATTAAGAAAAAAGTTTTTGAATTTAGTGAAAAAATAAAGGAGGTAACAAAAGATATGAATACTGACGAAAAATTAGCTTTATTTGATAATGAACAAAAACTCGCAAATCATTTAGAAGAAATTAATTTGCTAAAAAGACAAGCAGAGTTATTTGAAAACATTAGATCTACGATTGCAAATGGAATGGTAAATGCAGTTGAAGCACTTATAGATAGAACAAAATCATTAAATGAAGTGTTAGCAAGTGTTGTAAAACAAATAGGAAGAGCATTTTTAAATGCTGGAATTAATGCACTTGTAGGAAATATTAGTTTTGGTGGTGCTCCTGCAAACAATATTCAACCTCTTCCTAAATTAAATAGAATTACAGGAAATCCAGGGCCACGAACTGCTCCTATTAGACCTAGAGCAACAGGTGGTTTTGTAACAAGACCAGAATTAAGTTTGATTAGTGAAGCAGGTGAGAACGAATATGTAATTCCTGCATCTAAGATGTCTACAGCAATGCAACGCTATTCTTCAGGAGTTAGAGGTCAATCTGTTATTCCTGGCACTGGTTCGTCACAATCTGTAGGTGGTGGAGGTGGTTCAACCACTGTTAATTACTCTGGTCCTATCTTGACTTTTAATAGTGAAGAGTTTGTACCTAAAGCTGCTGTTGGAGCGATAATTGCATCAGCAACTTCACAAGGAGCAGCAATGGGTGAAACTAGAACTATTAGGGCAATGCAAAACAGAAGATCTATTAGAACAAGAGTAGGTATCTAATGACTGTTATATCTTTAACTACTTTCATTGATATTTTCGATGGCAAAACAAATAGTCTTCAACATTCGTTTCAAAATAGTGAACCTAGTGCTACAGGTATTACAGCTAATTTAAATATTTTTGGTTCGAGAGAATATAAATTTTTATCGTTTATTTATCAAGGAGCAGAGTTAACAAGAACAGGAGACAACATAGAAGCTGCTTTAATTCTTGCTAATGAAGATGATAAAAGGAATGGAACGGCACAATTAGGTACTGACTATGTAGGTGGTGCAAATAAATTATCAATGAGTTTTGCTAGAGAAGCTATTGAAAAGAAATTTAGTATTCATGTTTATACATGCAAAATGAATGAAGCTTTTACCTCTGTTGAAAAGATTTTGACAACAGATACATGGTTAGTTGCTTCGATGTCATACGATCCAGCAACAATTCAAGTATTGCTTTCTAGTGGTGTTGATTCAGTAGGAGGAAACATTGGTCGATATTTAACAACAGGAATGGTTGGACATTTACCTGTTACTGGACAAATTTTTAGTAGATGAAGCCTTATCAGTTATTAGGGTTGCCTTATCGTTTAGGGGCTATTCCTGATATTCATAAAGCAGGAGATTGTTACACAATTAGTAGAGATGTTTTAAAAAGTTATGGGATCAATAGTCCTGAACCAACAAGGGAATGGTATCGCAGGTTAAGAAGGCAAGATTTTGATGTTTTTTCAGAAGAATTAGAGAAATACTGTTCTGTTGTAACAGCGGCTAAGATCGGTGTAATAGCTCTAGTAAAAGCACAAAAGGGTTATGGATTGGCAACTTATTGGGAGGAAGGTTGGATTTCATTCGTAAACCAGGAGGTTCGCTGGAGCCAATTAGAAAGCTTGGTGGTAGAACAGTTCTATTACCCTATGAAGCACAACTTTGTGACACATTAGGAATTAGCGAAAAGGAATATTTTCAGTTTGTTGAATTAGCAGAAGTAGCTTGTCACGAAAGAAAAAAAGGTTATGAGCATATTCCAGATATAAATGCAGGTCCAGCAGTATTAGCTGCTTTACCAGCGTTTATGACAACAACTGCGATACCTGGAGTTACAACAGCTTTAACTTTAAGTGCAGCAGGACAAATTATTGTTGGTGTTGCTATTTCAGCAATTGGTTATCTTTTAACACCAAAGCCAAAAACACCTGAAGCTCCTCCAACTTTAACTTTAGGTGGTGTTCAAGGTAGAAGTAGATTTGCTCCTCAGTCTGAGTTTTCTTCAATACAAGAATTAGCTGTTCTTGGTACGTTTATACCGTTGGTGTATTCAAGGAAAGGAGTAAGAGTAAATGGTCAATTGTTATGGTCACATTTGAAAACAACAGGAACAGGACAAATTCTTTCTGTTATCACATTATTTAGTAATGGAGAATTAGGACAAGAGCCTGACTTTAAATCATTTGCTATTGGCACAAATTTTTTAACAGATTTTTCAAAAAGAAAGTTAGCTTTGTATTTTTCAAACGGAGCTTCAGTTTTTAATAGATTAACTGCATCTGATAAATACTCAGAAACACTTGCACCTGACGGTCATAATTTAACTAATAGAGGAGTTAATGAATTTGACTCTAGTGATCCATTTAAAGTAAGAGAAATTATAGGTACAACTACATCTAGTTTTACTTTTAATGAAGATTTTTCTTCTGCAATTACACAGGTAAATAAAAGTTCATTTGGTGTATTTGAACCTATGCCTAATGCAATGGGATATAGAGTTCCTTGGGAAGTAATTATGTTTCCTGATGGAATGAAAGGAGATGTAAAACAGGATAATTTTGTTAAAAACATAAAAGTTTTACATAAATATCCAAGGTTATGTGGAATTGTTGGAACATCTACTCAATTAAGTAAATCGGTTTCAGTTGGTGATGTTATTACTTACAGAATTACAGGTGGGTTAAGAGAAGCTGTGTTTGAAGCTGAAGGTACTGGTGCTGATGATGGAAAACCAGCTAATAAATTTAGTCCTTGGGGTTCAAAAGATGCTAAATCTGTTATTAATACAACAAGAGAAAATGTAGATGATTTATTACAAATAGGAGAACAATATTTAGTTGGAAGTGCGTTAGCAACTTGTACTGAAGTTACTGACGGTAGAATTTGGAGGCCAGAAAAAGGTTTTAGTAAAGATTACAAACTTACTATTGATGAGGCTGGATTTATTGATCAATTTACAGATGCCGATATTAAAAATTTAGCTCATCATCCTTTTGAAGTAATGACAATTCAAAAGGTAAGTATAGGAACAATATCAAATATTAGATCAAGTCAAGTAACAGAAATAGGAATTAAAAGCAAAGTGTTTAGAAGGATAAATGGTTTTCCAAATGTAAATGCAATGGTTTCTAGGGATGAACAAGTTAGATATGAACAGAGAGGAGGAGGAATTGGGTTAGGTTCAATGACAAAATTTGTAGACAGATTAAGTTTTTTTAAGCTAGAAGGAAAACCTCAAACTCAAAATAATTATCAAGATTTAATTGGAGAAGTTTTATGTATTAGAGGCACTTCTCCAGTAGAACTTTATAATACTTTTCAAATTAATACAGGAGGAGTTTTATATGATTTTAGATTTGTACCTTTAAACGGAAATTTTGTTTTAAGAAATTTTAATTCAGCATTGCAAGTTAGTCACAATGGAGAACTAAAATTGAGAAATAATGCAGTGATAAATGTATTTTTCAATGCAGATACAATTCTTTTACCTGGTATAAGTGGTTTTACAGACGTAGAAAGAGGTTTTGCTGGAAATGCAATTACTAATAATCCAGAATGGGTTAGAGGAGGCTTAGGTACAACTGTAGGAGGAGGAGGTGTTGTTGGTACGGGTGGACCTGTTACAAGTTTTAATCGTTTTGATAATGGAGAAAATAAACCTTCTGCAACTGAAAATTTTGTTGCATTTTTTGATTCAAGTGATGTAAATAAAAGTCCTAACCAATCTGGTTCGTTAGCAAATAGTTATTTTAATACTAATAACGGTGTGGTTGCAATATTAAATCAAGGAGCAAGTCTTTGGGAGTGGACTTTTCTCTATGGAGGAACAGAGATACCTTTAAGTATTTCTTTTACAACTCTTCCAGGTGTATATCCTATAGGAAAATTTGCCGAACCAGTAACAGGAACAGATGGTACTAGACGAAAATTTGCATTAGCAAGTAGCACTCCTCCAGATTCAAGTCGTCCAAATTTATTTGCTTTAATAAAACAAGTTGATCAAGGTATAAATTTAAATGAAACAACAAGTATTGTTTCTGCACAGAATATTGGTAATACTTCTGGTACAGGTTTAAAAGTTTCACTTACAAAAATAGTACCTTCCTCTGGTTCGACTTATTATTCTTGGCAAATAAGTGAACCTGGAGATGGTTATTTTACAGGTGATAAAGTTAGAATTTTAGATGGAGGAGGAATTGTTGCTGAAATTGAATTAGTAGCAGTTGAAAGAGATGGAATAGATGATGGAACGAGTGGAGGTGTTGATGCTAATGATGCTTACTGGAAGTTGGTAAGTTTGAATCCTAATAATGTTATTGCTGATTATTATTTATATGACTCAGAAGATTCTAGTCATAGCTCAGGAGCAGAACATCAGATAGTGTTTATGAATGAAATTAAACATTTTAGAGAACCTCGTAAGATTAATTATCCACATTTAGCGATTGCAGGTTTAAGAATAAATAGTACAAAAGAAATAAATTCTTTTTCACAATTATCTGCTTTAATTAGAAAAGGAATAAAGGTAAAAAGGTTAATTAGTAATTCTGGTACGTTTATTGAGCATGAAGGAGGAAGTGCTACTTTTGATAGTACAAATAACTTTGTTGAAATAGCACATGATTTATTAACTAATGAACAATATGGTGCAGCAGAATTAATAGGAATAAGAGGTGTTAATAGAGGAGAAATGCAACAAGCAGCCTTTTATTGTCTTAGAAATGGTTTTACATGGGACGGTGTTATTGATCGTAGATTTAATTTAAGAGAATTTATTTTTGAAAATGCAGCATTTAATTTATTAGATTTTTCTGTTAAAGGAGGGCAATTTAGTTTGCGTCCAGCTTTCCCTGTAAAATCAGATCAAACAATTAATTATGATGCTACAACAGATCCAAATGGTGGAATTGATATAAGAGCACTATTTAGTGATGGGAATATGCGTAATTTACAAGTATCGTTCTTAACTCCAGAAGAAAGAGAAGTATTTAAAGCTACAATTTTATTTAGAAAAGATGAGATAGAAAGTAATGGTTTTCCTGAAATAGAAGTTAGAACTTATGCATATAAAAATAACAATCAAACAGTTGAACAGATGAGAGACTTGCCAGAAGAAGTTTTTGATTTAAGTAATTGGTGTACTTCTGAAGATCAAGCTCATTTATTTGCTGCTATAGCATTAGCAACAAGAAAAGAAGTTGATCACGGTATTAGTTTTGAAACAACGCCTACTTCAGTATTGGGATTATTAGCAGGAGACTATATAAGAGTAATTTCAGAAGTAACGCATACAAGTCGTTTTACAAATGGAAGTATTGATCAAGATGGTTTTGTTACTTGCAGAGATAATTTTAATGGTTCGATTAATATTTACTATTGGACTCCAGGTAATTTAGGTGGCGTTCAAACTGGATCGCTTCAAGTTGGTTCAGATGGAAAAGCAACTAACGGATTAAGAAACGTTTTATTTGCAAGAGTTGATACAACAGAAGAAGATCGTTTATACAAAGTTGAATCTATTAGTTATGGAGAAGATGGTTTTATAAAAGTAGCAGCTAGTCATCAACCGTTAACTTCAGACAATAAGCTTGCTATTCTGCATAGAGCCAACCCTAGAACAAGTAACTTAAACGAATTCTTTCCTAATATTCTTCTTTAACAATGCCAACTGCAAGACCCTTTCCAAGTATTAAACCTAGCAGCAGAAGTTATTCTCCTGGCGAATATCCACAACAACAATTTGAATCTTTAAATGGTGTAAAAACTACTTTAAGATATGGAAAAAACAGGATAAATGCTACGTTATCACTAAGTTTTAATAACATCACTGATGCTGACGCTGCTTTAATTTTAGATAATTACGAGCAAGTTAATTCTGTATATGATTTTGTTACTTTTTCAGATGTAAATGCAACTTTAGGTATTAATAGTACAAGTTTAGAAAATTTTGTAACAGAAAATGGTAGTGGATTAAAGTATAGATATTCAGGTCCACCAAGCATTACAAGTGTGTTTCCTGGTAGAAGTAATGTGAGTTGTAGTTTTGTTGCTTGCCTAGATGCCCCTTAGAATAAACGCAATGTTTAGGATTTTGGGTCGTGCCTTTTTATAGCGGTCAACATGGTCAATTAAAGATTGCTGATGCAGCAGCAGTAAAAGTAAAGTCATTTGGCTTTTCTACTTCTCAGGCTGTACTAGATACAACTTCACTAGAAGATACAGATCGAACAATTATCCCAGGAATAAGAAGTTTTTCTGGAACGGCAAGACTGGCATATCATCAAGCATCTGCTGGATCGGGTGGTGATGTAACTACTTTGCTTCAAAAGGTAATGGGAACGACTTCTTTCCCTACTTCTGTTAGTGCTGGTGATGGTACAAATGATGTAGCAACAGAAGTTACGTTTGAATTAAAAATTGCTGATGGTAGTTCAAATGGCAGGAGGGTTAAATTTAGTGCATTTATTACTTCGTTTAACATGAACGTAGCGATAGGAGAAGTTATAGAAGCAGATGTAAGTTTTGAAGCTAATGGTGCTCCAATGATTGTTGATATGTAGATATGGGTGTTTATTTTGGTCAATCAGGAGAAATTGCTTTAAAACGTGATTCTCTACAAGAAGCTTTAAAAACAAAGCTA